CTTGACCGGCGGCGACCCGATCACGGCGCGGTTCATGCGCCAGGACGATTTCACGTTCATCCCGCAGTTCAAGCTGGTGATCGTGGGCAACCACAAGCCCGCGTTCCGCAACGTCGACGAGGCGATCCGGCGGCGCCTGCACTTGATCCCGTTCACGGCCTCGATCCCGGCCAGCGAGCGTGATCCGCTGCTGCCGGTCAAGCTCAAGGCCGAGGCGGGCGGGATTCTGGCGTGGATGATCGAAGGATGCCGCGAGTGGGCCACGCACGGGCTGCAGCCGCCTGCCGTGGTCAAGGAGTCCACCGACCAGTATCTCGGCGCCGAGGACAGCCTGCAGCAGTGGCTGGACGAGTGCTGCGAGATCGGCACCGGGTTCGCGTCGTCCAAGGCGCTTTTCTCAAGCTGGGCGAAGTGGTGCGAGCAGTCGGGCGAGTTCACCGGGACCATGAAGCGGCTGATGTCGAAGCTTGAAAGCCGCGGGATTTCGGTTGGACAGAAGTTTCAGGGCAAGCGCGGGTGCAATGGCATCAGGATCATCGGCGGCTCTGAAGAAAATGAAGTCAATCCTTATTGATCCGGAACAAATGTCCGATGCGGAAAAATCGTCCATTCGCAAGGCATCATTGGACAGTTTTGCCGTCAGTGGACGGGTTTTTCGGTAAGTCTCTACACGTGCGCGCGTAGGCGCACGCGCACATAAGAGGACTATCCCTAGAACCCGTCCAACGCGGCAAGCGGAAGAAGTGTAAAAAGCGCCAAACTGGCAAAGGAGAAAAAATGCTTCGTTCGTTGAACATCGGTGAGCCCGGCTTCGTGTACGTCGAGGCGGCGTTCGACTGGTCCAGCAATGCGCCCAGGCAGTTCATGACCATTGCGGCGATCTGCAGGGCCGGCGGCTTTGAGCCTAAGCCCGGCGATGGCGTTTCTGTGTCGGCCATGCTCAAGCGGCGGGGCATTCAGCGGGTCAAGCACCGGGGCGAGCGTGGTGCGCTCATGCCTCCGCTCGTCGTTGCGAAAAACCCACCATCGCTGTAGCATCCGCACCACGATGAAAAGTCCGACCCTGAAAAGCCTCGCGGTTTCGGCGCTCGTGCCCTACGAGCGGAACGCCCGCACGCACTCGGCGGAACAGGTCGAGCAGCTGTGCCGCTCGATCACGGAGTACGGCTGGACGAACCCGCTCCTGGTCGACGACCAGAACCGCGTCATCGCTGGCCACGGGCGCTTGCTGGCGGCGCAGGCCCTGCGGATGGCTGAGGTGCCGTGCATCGTCCTGTCTGGCCTCAGCGATGCCCAGCGGCGCGCGCTGGTGCTGGCCGACAACAAGCTCGCGCTGAACGCCGGGTGGGACACCAAGCTCCTGTCGCTCGAACTGCAGGATCTGCGCGACGCGGGCTACGACCTCACGCTGACCGGGTTCTCGATCGAGGAACTCGACAACCTCACGCTCGCGCCCGAGCCGGAGGCCGATCCCGACGACGCGCCCGACAAGCCTGCCGAGCCGGTGACGAAGCCCGGTGACGTGTGGATCCTGGGCCCGCACCGCCTGGTGTGCGGCGACTCGACCTCGGTCACCTCGCTTGACCGCCTGATGCTCGGCGCCCCGGCGGATGTGTGCTGGACCGATCCGCCCTACAACGTGGCCTACGAGACCAAGGCCGGCAAGATCGCCAACGACGACCTCGACGACCAGGAGTTCCGCGACTTCCTGTCCGCGGCCTTTGCGGCGGCCTACGCGAGCCTGAAGCCTGGCGCGGCGATCTACGTCGCGCATGCCGACACCGAGGGCCTGAACTTCCGCGCCACGTTCCGCGCGGCGGGCTTCAAGCTCTCGGGCTGCCTGATCTGGGCGAAGAACTCGCTCGTGCTTGGCCGGTCCGACTACCAGTGGCAGCACGAGCCGATCCTCTACGGCTGGAAGCCGGGCAGCCGGCACCGGTGGTACGGCGGTCGCAAGCTCACGACCATGATCGATCTCGACCAGGAGCGGATGCCGTTCACGCGGCGCGACGACGGGCGCTACGAGATCCGCATCGGCGACACGGTGATGGTCATCGACGGGACTGCCGAGATCCAGGAGCTTGTGCCGTCCGTGATCAACGAACCGAAGCCCAAGCGCTCGGAAGGCCACCCGACCATGAAGCCGGTGGCCTTGATCGAGCGGATGCTGCGGAACTCGGCCCGGCCCGGCGACATCGTGCTCGACCTTTTCGGCGGGTCGGGGTCGACGCTCATCGCGGCCGAGCGGCTGGGGATGTGCGCTCGGCTGTCCGAGCTCGACCCCGGGTACTGCGACGTGATCGTCAAGCGGTACGAGGCGTACACTGGGCGCCCGGCTGTGTTGGAGGTGCGTGATGAGTAGAGGTGGCGCTCGTCCTGGCGCGGGCCGCAAGCCAAAGGAGTTCAGCGCGGAGCAGCGCACGATGATCGAGGCGCTGGCCGGCTACGGCCTCGGCGTGCGCGAAATCAGCGCCGTGGTCGGCACGACCGACAAGACCCTGAGCGCGCACTGCAGCGAGGAACTGGAGCGCGGTCGCGCGAAGGCCAACGCCCGGGTGGCGCAGAGCCTGTTCGAGCGGGCCACGAAGGACAAGGACACCACGGCGATGATCTGGTGGACCAAGGCGCGCATGAAATGGACCGACCGCACCGAGGTGGAGCACACCGGCGCGGGCGGCGGGCCGATCCAGATCATTACGGGGATCCCCGATGCTGAGTAAGCTGTGCCGTCGTTGTGGTGCTGAAAAACCATCGTCCATGTTCTCGCCGGATCGTCGCAACCGCGACGGGCTACAGGGCGCCTGCAAGCCATGCCTGGCGTCTGCTCCACGAGATCCGGCAAGGGCTGCAGCCGTGCAGCGCGCCTACTACGAGCGCAACGCGGAAGAGCGTCGGGCGCTGGCCCGGCGCATTCGCAATCGTGACGTTGAGGGCGCGCGGGTTCGCGCGAAGCAGTGGCGCGAGGCGAACCCCGGGAAGGTCAACGCCGCGAGCGCGCGGCGCCGGCTGATCGTTGCGCAGGCCGAACCGTTATGGGCTGACCAGTTCAAGATCAACGCGGCGTACGCGGTCGCGCGGTTCCTAAGCGAAATGTGGGGCGAGCCTCACGAGGTTGACCACATTGTTCCGCTGCGCGGTCGCAGCGTGTGCGGCCTGCATGTGCACAACAACCTTCGCGTGGTTCACTGGACCGAGAACCGCAGCAAGAGCAACCGCCATGCGGACGCTTGACCTCGGTTACAGGCCGAGGCCTTGGCAGGCCAAGTGCCATCGTTCCCTGCGGCGCTTCACCGTGCTGGCATTGCACCGTCGCGCAGGAAAAACGGAATTGGCGATCATGCAGCTGCTGCAGGCAGCCCTGCGCACGACCGTCGACCTGCCGTTGTTCTTCTACGTCGCTCCGTACCTGAAGCAGGCCAAGGCGATCGCCTGGGCGCGCCTGAAGCAGCGCATCGAGCCGTTGCGCATCGCGGGCCTGATCGAGGTCAACGAGTCCGACCTGAGTGTGCGTGTCATCCCGAACGGCGCGCTCATCCGCGTCTACGGCGGCGACAACCCCGACGCCATGCGAGGCGTGCGCCTCGACGGCGTCGTGATCGACGAGGTGGCGCAGATCAAGCCCGAGGTGTGGGACGACATCCTGCAGCCTGCTCTGTCCGACCGCATGGGCTGGGCGCTGTTCATCGGCACGCCGAGCGGCGTGAACCTGTTCTCGTCGCTGTTTTTCAAGGCGCTGGCCGACGACTCTGGCGGGTGGTGGGGCAGCCGGTACACCGTGCACGACACCAACGCGCTCGACGCGCGCGAGGTGGCGCGGCTGCGGGCCGACATGAACGAGACTTCGTTCGCGCGCGAGTACCTGTGCGACTTCACTGCGGCGGGCGACGACCAGCTGATCGGGCTGCAGCAGGTCGAGGAGGCAAGCCGGCGCCAGTTGAGCGAGCGGGACTATGCGTTCGCGCCCGTGCTGCTGGGCATCGACCCGGCCCGGTTCGGCGATGACCGCAGCGTGATCGTCCGGCGGCAGGGCCTGCGGATGTTCCCGCCGCTGGTGTTTCGCGGAATCGACAACATGGCTCTTGCCGACCACGTCGTGCACGAGATCGAGACGCACCGGCCGGCGGCCGTGTTTTGCGACGCGGGCAACGGCAGCGGCGTGATCGACCGTCTGCGCCAGCTTCGCCACCGCATCACCGAGGTGCACTTCGGTGGCCAGGCGCGCGACCAGAAGTACCTGAACAAGCGGGCCGAGATGTGGTTCGCCATCCGCGACTGGCTGCGATCTGGCGGCGCGATCCCGAACGACCAGTCCCTGAAGATGGACCTGTCGGCGCCGACCTACGAGTTCAACGCCGCGGGCAAGATCAAGCTCGAGAGCAAGGACGACATCAAGAAGCGCGGCATGCCGAGCCCTGACGTTGCCGACGCGCTGGCCGTCACGTTTGCGACGCCTGTTCGCGTTTCGGCCCCTGGTGCGGCAGAATCGCGCGCTATCACCGACTATTCGATCTTCGGGTGAGGACCTCATGAGTGGACTATTCGGATCCAAGCCGCCGCCGCCGCCGGAGCCGGTTCCGGCGCCTGTGGTGAACCAGGAGATCGTCGACCGCAACACGGCCGACGTGCTGCGCCGTCGCCGCGGCAGCCGCGCGACCATCACCGGAGCGTCGGAGATGGGCAGCACGGCCGGCAGCGTGGCGATCAAGGACCTGTTGGGGCAGTGACATGGCAGACAGCCGCGCGACCGAGATCCTGGAGATGCACGCGCGGATGCAGAACCAGCGCGAGCACTTCGAGAAGGTGTGGCAGGACATCGCCGAGCGCGCGGCGCCTCGCAAGGCCGAGTTCGGCCGGCGCAACGCTGCCCAGGTGATCAAGGGCAAGCAGCGCACCGAGCGCATGTTCGACGCGACGCCGAGCCTGGCGCTGGACCGGTTCGCCAGCGCGTTCCACTCCCTGGTCACGCCCCGGAACCAGCAGTGGCACAAGCTGAAGGCCGTCGACGACGAGCTCAACGACAACACCGAGGTGCAGCGCTACCTCG